TACTTCCCCTTAACACTATAACAGGGGGCTAAAATTATGGGTTTGGGAAAAAATTTTCGTAAGCAAGTACAAAAGGAAACGCTTCTAGGCAGTGTTTTTAAAACCACATACCTTATTTTTGGACATCAATTTACTCAAGCGATTATTTCGGTTAGTTTCACCATATGTATTGGAGTGCTAATAAATATTCATTCAACGCAAATTCAAAATGATGTTAATGCTACAACATTAGCATCAGAATCTGTTTCAGTAGAATCTTCTCCTGACGACTTCGAATCTTCATCTACAATTGACAGGAAAAATGGATACATATATGAAATCATTATTGTAAGTATTGCCTATTTGTTCTTGCAATTATTGATTATTTTATCACTTGCATACAATAGAAAAAAGCAAAGCGACATATTGTGGTATAATAAAACGGTATCTGAACACAATACAGTTAATTCAAACCATGCAAAATTTTTATTTACGCTTTCAGATCGAACTATAAGAGGATCGGCGTTGTTGAGCATAGATACCATAAAAGATAATGTGGGATACAAGCATAGAGCTTTTAACATATGCGATGCCATATACGATACTATAGAGAGATTAAAAGGATGTTCTGGATGTAATGTCACAATATTTCAGCAGTTTGAAGATTCAGATGGCAGTTTCTATATTCAAAAGGTCGCATATCGATATCCACTTGCCCAGCCACCAGGTAATATAAGAGAAAAATATGTGTTATTTGATTCTTCGGTAACAGAAGAAAATAAACGCTATAGTGTTAGGATATTTGAAAAAAAGATTAGTAAGATATATGTGTTAAACGGAAACGACGAAATAAAAAAGAACTTTTTTGTCGATGATTATAGTCTCGAAAGCGTAAATAAGATGCGTCAATATGTCGGTATACCAATTCTAGATATGGAAGGACGTATTGTATTATTGCTTCAAATTGATGTTAATGAAAGTAATATATTGGGAGACGATGAAGCAGAAATCATTGAATTAGTAAATAACATTTTTATATTATATGCTCATTTGCTAAACGCTATGTACGAGCAAGAAAGATTTTTAGTGACCATGTATAACCACTTGCGGAAGGACAATATACATGGTACAATAGAAGAGACACCGATGGAGGAACCCGTCCTAGAGCAGGAGCAGTGAATAGCAATGAAGATGATTAAGTCCCATGGCAAGTATTTCCAGAAGCAGGAACCAAAGCAGGTTTGTGCTGGTTTTGTCTTGCCATTAAATAACATACAGGGATATGCAATGACAGCGGAATCACTTGAGAAAACGGAACGGATGGCAAGGGCGCAACGCTTAGAAGAACAGAAAAGACTTAGCCAACTATACAAAAACTAGCTTCAATTTCAAATCATCCAATGGTCGCTCAACTGAGCGGCCATTGCTATTGTAGGGGACTAGCCCTTCGGGGCTTACCACGGGCCGCCCGGCGACCTTTCTGCTCCTTTCGTCGCCGGGCAGCTCGTTATATTTATGCTTGGAGGTGATCAGCATTGAACTATAAGACCGGAAAACGGCGCGGAGGTTCGCCGCAGGTGAAGGGATACAGCGAAGCCGGCGCCAGCTTTGCTCGGAGGGCGCTAAAAAGTTTCACCGCCGCAAGCGGCGCGCCGCTGAGGATATCGACAGCAATAACAAAACCCTGCGGCAGCGTGGCCGTATGCTGTACATGGCGTCCCCGATTGCAACATCTGCGATCAACACGAACAGGACCAAGATTGTCGGTACCGGGCTCGCGCTTAAAAGCACGATCGACCGTGATGTGCTCGGCCTGTCCGCAGACGCGGCGAAAAAGTGGCAGCGGAAAACCGAAGCAGAGTTTATTATGTGGGCGTCCAAAAAGGAAAACTGCGATGCCACGGGTGTAAACAATTTTGACGGCTTGCAGCAGCTCGCGTTGAAATCGTGGCTGACGAGCGGAGACGTGTTCCCGCTTTTCAAACGGTACGATCCGACGCCGACGAACCCGTACACGCTGCGCATCCACCTGATCGAAGCCGACAGGGTGAGCACGCCTGACAGCTTCAAGCTCGCGGGCGGAGCGCTCCTGATGACGTCCGGAAAAAATACGGCTTCGGGCAACATGATCTATGACGGCGTGGAAGTTGATCAAAACGGTATGATTGTCGCCTATCACATCTGCAATGTGTACCCGCAGGAAAACACGCTTGCCAAAGCTGAGTGGAGCCGCGTGGAGGCCTACGGGAAAAGGACGGGACTGCCGAATATTCTGCATGTCATGGATAGCGAACGCCCGGATCAATACCGCGGCGTCACCTATCTTGCCCAGGTCATCGAACCGCTTTTACAACTACGCCGATACACGGAAAGCGAGCTCATGTCCGCCCTTGTTCAGAGCTTTTTCAGCGCGTGGATCACCACGAACACCGACCCGACGCAGATGCCGATAAACGAAGTCGGCGCTGGCGACGTCGCGGGGGTGCCGGGCGAGGATGCCGACGAAGTGTCGCAGAGTGACAATGAGTACGAAATGGGGCCCGGCACGATAACCCACCTTGCGGACGGAGAAAGCATTACCTTTGGCAATCCGAAAATCCCGACTGCCGGGTTTGAGAGCTTCTTCAAGACCGTTTGCCGGATGATCGGCGCGGCACTTGAGATCCCATACGAAGTGTTGATAAAAGAGTTTAACAAATCATACTCAGCGTCCCGTGCCGCCCTGCTGGAAGCATGGGAAGCCATGAAAATGCGCCGCAAGTGGTTTGTAGACGACTTTACACAGCCCGCCTATGAGGTTTGGCTTGCCGAGGCGGTGGCAACCGGGCGGATCAAAGCGCCGGGCTTTTTTGAGGATCCGCTGATTCGGGACGCATGGAGCGCCGCGCGCTGGATCGGGCCGGTGCAAGGGAGCATAGACCCGACCAAAGAAGCCAAAGCCAACATTATGCTTGTCGACCGGGGATTTAAGACGCACGAGCAAATTGCACAGGAGATAGGAGGGGGCGATTGGGAAGAAAACGTAGAGCAGCTGAAAGCCGAAAACGCAAGACTGAAAGAAGCCGGAGGCGGGACCTATATGGCGTCTCTGCACGATAACGATGATGCCAATGATGGCGGACAGGAGGAAAACGTATGAGTTGGCCCTTTGGGAAAAAGGAAGGACGCGCTGTGAGTATACAGCGCAATTTTTATGCTATGGCGACGGTTGACGGCGACAGTGCCGAGATCGTCATGTACGGCGATATTGTACAGGAGCAGCCGCGGGACTGGTGGACGGGCGAACCAATTGAGGGGAGCTATATTGTCCTGACTGAATTTTTAGAGGATTTGGAGCAGCTTGCAAGCGTGAGCAACCTCACCATCAGACTCAACAGCTGCGGCGGCGACGCATACGCGGCGATTCCGATTCATAACCGGCTGCGGGAGCTAGGAGCAAAAAAGACGGCCATTGTCGACGGCGTCGCCTATTCGGGCGGCTCTTTGATTATGTGCGCCGCGGATGTGGTGCGCGTCAACCCGTCGAGCCTTGTGATGATTCACAAATGCTGGTGCTTCCTTTGGGGCGGGTATAACGCCGACGAGCTGCGGAAGATGGCCGCGTCGAACGACGCTATCGACAAAGCGCAGGTTGCGATTTATAAGCGTAAGACGGGAATGGAGGACGACGCCCTGCTTGCGCTGATGGCTGAGGAACTTTATATGACAGGCGCGGAGGCGGTTGAAAAAGGCTTGGCTGACGAGCTGATTGACGGCGAGCCTGTCAAAATTGCGGCGAGCGCCGACAGGAGAACGCTCTTTATCAACGGGCAGCCGCGTCGCGTTCCGTTCCCGCTCACCGGGCTGCCGGAGAGCTTTCCCACGGTCACACCCGAGGCGAGCATAGCCGCCCCGGTTATGGCAAATAAAGATCAGCCGGCGACATCCGGCGGCAATGAAGGAGGAAACCCTATGGCAAAGTCCCTCGAAGAGCTCAGAAAGGAAAACCCCGGGCTCGCAGATCAAATCATGGCCGAGGCTCAGGCCGCCGCGTCAGCGGAAATCAGCGGAGGCGCGAAAATCGCCGCCGAGGAAGAGCGTCGCCGCCTCTCGGAGATTGACGAGATAGCGCACCTGTTCGACGACGAAACGGTGCGCGCGGCTAAGTACGGCGATACCCACTGCACCGCGCAGGAAATGGCCTACAACGCCGCGACAAAGGCGGCAAAGAGCGGCGGGGCGTTTATGGCCGCGCTCAAAGCAGACGCCGAGGAGTCCGGCGCCGCGAGCGTTCAGGCGGCGTCATCTACTGTTGAACAGCAGGCGGCCGGGAGCGGTGCGCCGAAAACCATCGAAGAAGCCAGGGCGCAGCTTGCCGCGCTTGAAGGCAAAAAGGAGGGCTAACCGATGAAAACCGAGATCAGCAGGAAGATTGGAACAAAGGAGTTTGACGGCCTGATAACGGGCCTCAACCCGCCCCCAC